GGGAACAGACGCAGAGACGAATATCAAGATGGTGAAGTTCGTGCTCAACTTAACGTTAAATCACCATCAAGTTATAAATAGGAGAAAATAAAAAATGGCAAACGTAGTACCCTTCTCATTCGCACAAGAGTTATTGAAAGGAACACACGACTTCACAGCTAACACTATTAAACTAGCTTTATATACTGCTGGTTCAGGAGCTCCCTATTCTACTTCAAGCACAGTTTACTCTTCCGGAGTGGCTAATGAAGTAAGTGGAGCTGGTTATACAACTGGTGGAAATACTTTAGGAAGTCCTGTTGTTGCAAATCAAACTAATGTTGCAACTCTGACTTTTGCACAAACGCAGTTTACATCTGCAACTTTTGGTGCAGCTTATGCAGTTATCTATAATAATTCAAAGAGTGATAAGTTAGTCGTCGTTTTAGATTTTGGTGGAACAAAGTCTTGTTCAAACGGAACATTCACAATCACGTTCCCAAGTACAAGTTCAGGTACACCAGCTGGAACAGATTCGCTTATTAGTATAACGTCGTAATGGGAGAATTAAATGGCTTTGGTTATAAATGACAGAGTAAAAGAAAACAGTACAACATCTGGTACAGGTAATATCACACTTGCTGGTATTCCTTCTGGACAAGGTAATGTAACTTTTGCAAGTGGTATTGGAACTTCTAATACGACTTACTATTGTATTTTTGAACAAGGCACAAACACGTTTGAGATTGGAGTCGGGACTTTATCTGGCGCCACTACTTTGGAGAGAACAACAGTTATAAATAACTCTTCAGGTAACACATCTAAAATAAGTTTTACAGGCGGAACATTAGATGTATTTGGTACAATGCCTGCAGCAAAAACGGTTTACCTCGATGCGTCGGGCACACCAGTAGGAGCAGCTTCAGCAGGATTTGCACTTGCTATGGCTGTTGCGTTATAAAGGAATAAATTATGGCACAAAATTTTAGAAACAATTTACAAAGAAACGTTGGAACATCTGAAGTTACTTTAATAACTGGTGGAGACTTTGATGCGGTTATTGGAATTAGATGTTGTAATGTTACTACCTCTACTATTTTAGTTGACGTTTTTATTGAAAATAGCAGTAATGATCATTTTCTAGCTAAAGACGTTTCAGTCCCACCAAACAGTGCGATTGAATTAATTCAAGGTGGAGCAAAAATTGTATTAAAGAATGGTGATGTATTAAAAGCTAATAGTAACACTGCTTCAAGCTTAGATATTGTCACTTCATTCATAGACGATATTAGTTCGTAGGAGGAATTATGACGGCAATAGTAAACGGAATCCAATACATAGGAGGCGGAACGGCTCCTAATGAATTTATTAATAATCAAGCAGGCACGATTGACGGCACACAGACTGTTGAGAACGGAGTTCTTGCAGGTCCTATCACTGTTCCTGGAACAATAACAGTAACGGGAGTATTAGTCATTGTCTAAAATAGAAGTAAATGAAGTAGTTAAACAAAGTGGTTCCACTCTTACAATAGGAGGACCAGGGACTGCGGTAAATTTAGGATCTGGTGCAACTCAATCAGGTTTTGGTAGAACTGGAACTGTTGATTGGTGTACGACTGCTAAAACATCTCCATTCACTGCTGTGTCAGGCGATGGATTTTTTGTCAACACAACAAGTGGTCAAATAACAGTAACACTTCCAGCTTCTCCTTCTCAAGGAGATATTGTTGCATTTAAAGATTATGCAAAAACTTGGGATTGTAATTCTGTAAGTATTTGTAGAAATGGTTCAAAAATTGCAGGTGCTTGTTTAAATGCTACATTATCAGTGGAGGCTCAATCGGTAACTTTAATTTATGTAGATAATACACAAGGGTGGATTGACATACAAGATTCAACTGCAAGTATAGCTGGTGCTCCAAACTATGTAGCAGCAACAGGTGGAAATACTACAATAACTTGTGGTGATTTCAAAACTCATATTTTTACAGGTGATGGAACTCTTTGTGTAAGTAGTGCAGGCTCACCATCAGGTTCTAATTCAGTAGATTATTTAGTTGTTGCTGGTGGAGGAGGAGCCGGAGGATTTTATTTTAGTGGTGGCGGTGGAGCAGGTGGATTTAGAATGTCTAATGTTAATTCTATACCAGCTCCAACAACTTCACCTTTAGCAAGTCCTACAGGCTTATCTCTTGGGACAGGAGCTGTTCCAGTTACAGTAGGTGGTGGAGGTCCTGGGGGACAATCAGGACCTAATCCAGGAGCTAATTTACAAGGCGTATCAGGAAATGTTTCAACTATATCAACAATCACATCCGCAGGTGGTGGTGGTGGCGGACACGAAACTATACCCTCATTAAGTGGTGGTTCAGGTGGAGGATCAGCGGGTTATTCTATTCCATCTAATAGTTGTGGAGCAGGCGGAGCAGGAAATACTCCTCCGGTAAGCCCTCCACAAGGAAACAATGGTGGTTCAAGTTCAGGATCTCCTGTTCCAACTAATAACGCTTATGCTGCTGGTGGTGGTGGCGCAGGAGCTGCAGGAGCTACAGGTAGACCAGGTGATGGTAATGGTGGTGATGGATCATTTATAGGTGATCCGTTTGTAGGACCAACAGCCCCAGCCTATGGAACTTCAGGTCCAGTTAGTTCAGTAAGATATTTTGCTGGAGGCGGTGGCGGTGGTGGTGGCCCAGGCGTGCCTAATTGTGGACAAGCACCAGGCACAAAAATGGACGGAGGAGCAGGAGGTGGTGGAGCAGGAAAAGGTCCAGCAGCTCCGGGCACATCTTCGAATCCAGGAACAACAAACACTGGCGGTGGTGGCGGTGGTTCAGGAAATAATGCACCTCAATCTTCAGGAAGAGCAGGAGGAAATGGTGGACCAGGTATTGTAATGATAAGGTATAAATTTCAAAATTAATTATGACAAGTACAATTAAAGTAAATAAAATAGAAAAAGAAAGCGGATCAACACTCACGTTAGGTGGCCCAGGCACAGCTGTAACTTTGGCGTGTGGCGCTACTCAATCAGGATTTGGTAGATCAGGTTCTGTGAACTGGTGCACAACTGCAAAGACATCTCCTTTTACGGCAGAAAATGGTAAAGGATATTTTGTTAATACATCAGGGGGTGCTGTTACAGTTACATTGCCTTCAAGTCCATCTGCTGGTGATATAGTTGCAGTGAATGATCTTAATGGAACAGCTGATTGTAACTCTATAACTCTTGGTAGAAATGGTTCAAAAATAAATGGAGCTTGTACTAATGTAGTTATTAATACAGAGAGACAATCAACAACAATAGTTTATAGTGGTGCTACTCAAGGTTGGGTTGCTGTTAGTGATGCAAACGCACCTAGTTCAGCTTTAAACGTTGAATATAGTGTAAGATATTTAGTAGTAGCCGGTGGTGGTTCAGGTAGTGGTGCTACCTCTGGAGGAGGAGGCGGAGCAGGTGGTTATAGAACTGTTTGTTCAGCTAATTTTTCAGTTATTTCAGGAGCATCATTTCCAATTCAAGTTGGAGGTGGCGGAACAGCTGCAGCCCCTGGTCCAACAGATAACAGAGGAAATCAAGGAACACCTTCAATTTTTAGTACAATAACATCTACAGGTGGAGGTGGTGGAGCTGGTAATTCAAGTGGTGCAAGTGAAGCACAACCTGGTGGCTCAGGTGGTGGAGGTAAATGTGCCCCAGCGGTTCCATTAAGAGGAGGTGGAACAGGAAATACACCTCCAGTAAGTCCACCTCAAGGAAATAATGGAGGGACAAATTCAAGTCCTGCAGGAGGACCGTGGGGATGGGCAGGATCAGGTGGAGGTGGCGCAGGTGCCGTGGGTGCAAATGGTGCCGGAGGATCTCCAGGTACTGGAGGTGCAGGAGGTATAGGCGCACCGACAAATATTTTTGGGTCAGCCCCACAAGCACCAACTTATGGAACACCAGGACCAGCACCAGGAAGATATTTTGCTGGCGGTGGAGGCGGTGGAGTTTACACTGGCACAAAAGGAGCTGGTGGTGATGGTGGCGGTGGTCCAGGTAATCAATCATCCAATAATAATGGTGCTAACGGAACAGCAAATACAGGTGGTGGCGCTGGCGGTGGAGATACACATAAATACACAGGTGGTTCAGGTATAGTAATTATTAAACACGCAACTGCGGATGCGAGTCCAGCTGTTGCAGGTGGTAATGTTGTTTTAACTTGTGGATCAGATACAATTAGAATATTTACAGGAGACGGAACATTTGTTTCTTAAAAATAAATTATGAGTAAAATAAAAGTAAATGAAATAGAAAATAGAACAGGTAGCACACTTACTTTAGGTAAGTCAGGTACAACGATACAACTAGCTTGTGGTGCTACACAAACTGGATTTGGTCGTACTGGAACTGTAGACTGGTGTACAACAGCTAAAACTTCACCTTTTACTGCTGTGTCAGGTGACGGATTTTTTGTTAATACTAGTGGTGGAACAGTAACTGTTACTTTACCTTCGTCTCCTTCAGCAGGAGATATTGTTGCCTTCTCTGATTATAGCAGTACTTTTGGTGATGCTTGTAAAGAACTTTCAATTTGTAGAAATGGATCAAAAATTAATGGAGCTTGTGGTAACGCAAGATTAAATACATCAGGTCAATCAGTTACTTTAGTTTATGTTGATAATACAAGAGGATGGAAAACAGTTCAAGATTCAACGGCAGATGTATCAGGAGATG